AACGGATTTTCTTGAAAGCATTGTTCTGGTTCTGCCGGAGCGTAACCAAGGAGTTTACACCCATAAGCACCTTTACAATCTGCCCGTCGAAAACGAAAAGGAATACGCCCTTCGTGACGGCTGTCTCCTGTTCGCTGCTCCTGCCGCCCCTCCAACGCCTCGTAACGTCGTCGAAAGAAGTTGCGGCGTAGGTGGTGCTTTCGGTCATTCTCTGTCCGGCAATCAACCCCGCTACAAAAGGCGCAACCTCTGCGCTGCAATAGGTTACGCCGTCCAGTACCACGCCGACGCCGACATTGATGATTCCTTCGTGGTTGAATCCTGCCGAACGGCGAACCGCTCTTTCCACCGCGTCGTCTGCCGTGTCATCTGCGTTCGTGCCTCCCATGACGCACATAAACTTCTTGCCGTTCTTCCTCATATTCGTAACCCACGAGGCTACGGAGGTCTGAATTGCCGGGTCTGTAACGCCGTCGAGGACAAGGTAGTTGAATTTGACCGTCTCAATGTCGTTGAGAAACTTGATATAATCCGCGTTGGTGATTCCGCTGATTCCGCTGTTGCCCCCCGTGAGCGCGGTCGAGGTAATGCTTTTGAAGTTGCTCCCCGAAACGTCAGTATCGACTGCAACCTTCGCCGCCGTGATGTAAGTGTTCGCCGCGTTCACAACGGAAATAAGCTCTGCCCACGTCGCGAAAGAATACGTTTTGAGGAGCGTCGTCCCTTCGTAAAGTTTCAACTCGAAAATGTTTTCCTCGGTCAAGGACGGTGCGAGAGTGACTTTGAACTTATTCCCGCGCTCCCCTTTGTACTTCGCCGTAAGTTTTACAACGTCAGCCGGGGTTTCCGCGCTGTTTTTGAGAGTGAGGCTTGCCGCCGCCGCGTTGTCGTCCATAAGACGGTAGGCGAGGATTTTCTGCGGATTTCCGAGGCAACACATTCTGAGTGTCTTGTAAAAGGTGCTGCCGTTCGTGTCCTCAAGCTCCCCAAACTCATTGAGAATATCCGTCTCGCGGTAAAGCTCAATGAGGCCGTCTGCCGGGGCTTTCCCCCAATGGGCTTTTATGGGGATCATAACGGTTCCCCTGTTGCCCGTGGTGACGGAAGCCAATGCCGCCGCCTTGAAGTTCATGTATAATCCCGGTAACTTCGGGAGGTCTGTGATTTCCCATTCGCCGCCAGCCATATTACTTCTCCTCCTGTTCTGCTGCTACAGGCTTCCCGAGGAAGTCCTTCACCAGCCTTTTCATTTCCTCCACGGTGTAGCTTTCCTGCGTCTTGCCGTACACCGCGCCGTCAATAACCTCGGGCCCATAGCCGAAAAGTTTCTTTGCCGCCGCCCGAAATTCGTCCAGCGTATAAGCCACGCTTTCCTGTCCCTGAACTGCGCCGCCCGTCACGGCTTCCTTCTGTTCAATAGCCATTCTGCTTCCCTCGCAATCATATGAATATATCCATCTGTCTGCACTTCGCCAATGAGAGGCATTTCCTCTCTCGGCTTTCTTGTCTTACGCGCCAGAGTCGCCTTGATATGTCCCTGTTTCATCGCGTCCGTATAAAGTGTCGCGGTGAGCTCCTTCAAGGTCATGTAGCGACGCTCGGAGGAGTTTATTGGGATTTTGACCGCAGCCCCCATCTCCTCTGCAATCCAAGCCGCGATGTTTGCTTCTTCGACTGCATTCCTCCCAAATACGTGCGCAACGACCTTTTTCCTCACATCAAACGCCGCTGCCCCTGCATCCGTTATCTCCATGCCGTCAACACGCCAGAGGACGGAAGGGCGGACATATCCGACGGGGAGTTTCCCGCCATAGATGGTGTAATCTGTGCCGAGCTTTTCCTGTGTCCACGAAACAAGCGCGTCAATCCATGGGTCGTTCTCAAGCGGCCCAGGAACATCCGACGGCTGGAGAGCAAGGACATAGAACTTCACGCATCTGGTGATAGCATCCCATTCCATGTCGATAACATCCGCATCCATGCCGCCAGCAATACAGGTGACTGCATCCCCGGTCTCTGACACAAGGAGCTGCATATTGAGCGCGGTACTGATCTTCCGCGCCAGCGCATCCACTTCGTTGTAGCTGGATTGCTCGCAGTACGGCCAAACCTCAATCCCTGCCCTGAATCCTGCCCATTCCGTGTTATCGCTCTCCCCCACGTCCTTGACAATGAGGAAGGGCTTCTCTGTGTCTGCGCTCGCCGTGTGGGGCTCGAAAATCCTCCCCTCAACCTCCGGCACCCCGTCAATGAGTGCGGCTCTTATTTCATCCCTCATGCCTCACACTCCCCAGCAATGCTGAATTGCAATTCTCAATTCCTGCTGTCCCGCTTGTGCCGCCGGAACAATGGCAGGGTATTTGCGAGAGCCTGGATGATTCACCTTCTTGACCGGGTGAGCCGCCCCAGCCCAATAGAGGGCCTGCCGATTTCGCGGCAGAATGACATGGGGAGCAGTACCTTTTTCGAGGTATCTGCCATAACGCACGCCGTGAGCAACGTACATGATGAACGTGTCGCCATGAAGCTCAACGCCGCTGTTGATGCTTTGCCGTGCATGAGAGGTTCTGTCCGTCCATGGCGCGATGCTTTTCGCCTTGGCCTCCATCCTCCCTGCGATATTCTCGCAAACAAGATGTGTGGCAGTTTTCTGCCGTGCAATATATTCTGCCGCCCTGTCCGTAAATCCCATGTCAGCTCACCTCCTCCAGTGTTCCGTCTATGTTCGTGAGCTCGCCGTTCCAATATCTGCGCATGACGGTGGTGACGCGGAAGCGCATCCCATATGCGGTAAATTCGTCCTGCACCGCCGGGGAACATTGGATGTCTGCATCTGCCGCCGCCAGAAATGCATAGGTTCTATCCTCCTGGCGAATCCCTGGCGTCGTTGCGAGCGTGACAACGCCGATGCTCTTGCCCTTTTGGGCGAATATCCGAATCGTGAAAGGCCCCACCGTGGTTTTCACAATCTCCCGCCCGCCGCCTTTCGGTCGTTTCTCCGTGCGGTCAATCGTCACTTCCACGGGGTTTTCGGCGATGGAGAATGCAACGTCCATTTTGCGTTGCTCCGCAAAATCGCTCATACTACCTGCGGCCTCCTCACTCCCAAGACGATGCTGCCGAATCCTTCCTTTGCCGCCATCTCGTCGAACATCTTTGCCATTTCGAGACAATACGATGCGTAGTCCGCCCCCGTCGTCTTTTCATAGCTCTCCTGCCCGACACTGTACTTTTTCAGCTCCCCAGGTGCTTGTGCGGCAGAGGTGGCTTTTAGCCGCCACCCTTTTGCCGCCGCTGCATAAAGGTTGCCCGAAGTTTCCAGCAGGAAAGAAATATAGTCCTCTGACAGTCCCGTGTCGGATGCCGTCCCTCCTGTCGGAATCGTTTCGTTGAGGTATCGCCTCAAAGTGACGACGGCGTTTTCGTCTACTACCATGCGATCACGCCCCTTATGCCGTGATGGTGAGCTCCTGCACGTTCTCCTCGACCGCCGCAAACACGCCACGGTAGGCATAGCCGACAAGCTGCTCATCAATGAGGCGCGTGAGGTCGCCGCCCGTTGCCTCGATGCGAAGATCCTGCTTCACAAGTTCCTTGAAGCCGCGCTTCGGACGAATGAGGTATGCCTTATTCACGGGAACGCCGTTGTAGGTCGTCTCCTTCTTGCCGACGGTCTCATTCCAGCCGTCATAGTAGATAACGGTATCGATGCCGGAAATGGCAGGGAGAACCGTTCCGTTATACTGCCATCCACCGCGCAAGGCCGCCTCGATGTCAATCTGATTCGCCTTGCTTGCCAGAAGAATCGTAGGCGGCCGCTTCTTGATATTGGCCTGCTTCAGGCCTGCCTTGATGGTGTTGTAGATGCCGACAAACTCCGGTTCACCCGAGCCAGGTGCCTGATATGCGGTCTTGTTTGCCGCCGGGTAGGTGAAATCAAGAATCGGCGCGAAATGGAGGTGGTTGCAAAGTGCATTGTACGCCTCACCCATGGCCTTGTTCAGCATCTCAACCTGGAAGGTCTGGTTGAAGTCCTTCATCTGCTTCGTATACTCGAATCCTGCCGAATAGGTAAGGATGCGTGCCGTAGGGCCGTACTCTGCTTCCAGCGTGCCGAATTTGACCTCGGAACCCTCGAAGCTCTGCGCGAATACGCAAGCACCCCTCAATGCCCACTTCGCATCCAGCACCTCCGGCAAACTGCTGTCAGAGATGGTGTCGTAGATGGGCTTATAGAGCACCTGCACGGCCTCGCGCCCAAGCTCCACATCCAGAACGACCTTTTTCAGAAGCTCCTTGGAAACATTGCTGCCGCCATAGGTAATCATTTCGCCGAAAGGCTTCTTGAACTTCATGGTAGCCATTTCGCCGTTCACGATTTTCTTCGTGACATACTCCGTCTTGCCGCCAAAGGTGAAAGGAACCTGCGTTTCCCCGCTGTACTTGCGGCGAGCATCGAGCATAGTCTCCTGCGATACGATATTCATGTGTTATCCCTCCTGCATTACTCTCCCACAGTGATGATCTGCGGATATTTGATGAACTGGATGACGTTGTTGGCATCCTTTGCCGCCGAAACGCGCCCAACGAGAAGGAGCCCCGTCGCGCTGGTGTCGGTGAACTTGCCCGTCGTCGCGTTGAAATAAAGCTCCGAGCCAAGATCGAACGTCTTCGCCGTGTCAATCTGGTCGGTGATGTACTCGCAGTTCTCGATCTGGAGCGCAACCGTCTCCCCTGCCGTGTTGGATGCAGCAGGAATAGTCTTGAGGACAAGGCCAAAGAATCCGCTGAATACATAGAACTTCCCAGCCTCAACGCCAGTTCCCGAAGGAATCACCACGTCGACGCTCTTGCCGTCGCTGATTTTTACCTGTGAAATATTGACAACGGTACTCGGTACGGGCTGACCACGATATGCCATTTTCTCTTCCCCCTTTTTCTATCAGAGCGCAGCCATCTGCGTCTCAAACATGTCTGCTCCCGCGTCCTGCTCGCCTGTTGCGACGGGCGGCACGGTGTCGATGTGAGCCTTCGCGAGGATGCCCTTCACGGTTTCATCGGCAAGCACCTTGTCAATTTCGCCAGTGATTTCCGCATCGGTTGCCCCGTCCTGGATGTGAACCATCTTTTTGACAAGGCTCTGTGCCATCTCGCCGCTCACCTTGCTCTTGATGATGCCGTCAATCTTGTCGGCAAAGGCAGCAGCTTTCTGATTGACCTCGGCCTCATACGCGGCCTTCACTGCGCTGATAAGCTCGTCGCCAGTCTTGCCTCCAAACATCTCGCCGCAAGCCGCTTCAAGTGCGCTAGGCTCGGCAGCCTGTCCTGCTGGTGTCTGCATCTCACCCGCCGCCGCCTTGATGTCGGCTTCCGTAATTTTTCCTGCATCGAGCAGGGCTTTCAAATCTGCATTCATGTGTGTTTCTCCTTCCTTCTGTTCGCCGGAGGTAACCGCCTCCCAGCTCTCCACCCTCCGAACCTCGGTTGGCTCTCCCAGTAGCAGCCCTCCATCATCCGGGGATTTCGTGTATGAAATCCTGTAGTAGCGCACTCCCTCGTTGCCTCTCTCGTGATGCGCGATGAAATAGCCGTCGTAAACAGCGTTTACGCCAACATAATCGTTGTCGCTCCTTGAGAGCTTGTCATAGGCTGCGTTCCTCAATGCTTCCCTTAATGCCTCATGGCTTGCATCCGCTGGTGCCGTGATGCTGTCCATCTCGCCGCTTGACATTGCCGCGACGCTGGTGGGCATCCCTGCCCTGTTGAGCGGTGTCCAATCGATTGAGAGTCCCTTGTAGTCAGTCACATCGGTTTCTCCCGTAACCGTGTTTTGTGTAAGTTCCGGGTATCCGTAGATGCTGACCTGTGTGATTGCCTTGCCGCGTACCCATCGTTTGAGATCTGATGCGCTCTTGTCAATGAGTCCCCGGAAATAGGCAACGCCGTCTTTCATCTTTGCCCCAATCCAGTGTGTAACGGGGGACGGGAACTCCGTCGCCACGTTTTCGGCTTTCTGGTGCCCGAGGAATCCAGGCAAGCCTTTGGAGTTTACCTCTCCGACGATGCTATTGAGTGCGTTTGCGGTGTAGTTCCATCCCCGCGTGCTCTTTCCTGCCGGAACAGCCATAACAACCTCCAGCGGGTCATCATCGCCCTTTTTGAGCGCGTCTGTGTCTGCCCATCCAGCCACGGGAATATCCTCCACCTGCATCTCACCGCTGACATTCGCCGTGAGAGAAATAAGTCTGTTCTTTCCCACGTCCTCACCCCCTTTCAAAAATGAGCATAAGAAAAGCACTCTGCATATGGTGCAAAGTGCTTTGTCGTCTGTGTTGTTTTACAATCCCGGTACTGCCTCTTTAATGCCTTTCAAAAGGCGAATAGTCTTTCCTTTCGCTGGTTCAGTATTTTACACCAGGGTCATATTCCCCGCTGTCGTAAGGCTTGCCCGTGCGTAGGCATTCCTGCAAAACCTCGATATGGCTTCTTTTTTCATGTCCAACGACCGAAAAGACAAGCTGCTCCCCAAAACGCTGTTCATACTCTTTTTGCAACTTGAGATATTCCTTTGTTTCTTTACTGATAGGCTTTCCTGTCTGATGTTGGGAGATTTTCATGCTATACACCCAGGGGGAAGATGTCTGTATTCGTAAGGCGTGTTTGTTTCAAGGCATTTTCGGATAGCAGGTATCATATCCTCCATTGACCCGTCTGGCTCTTCCACCACAATCCGCTCACCGAATTTTTGCTGATAAGCCTCTGCCAACTCATCAAAAACTTTTTCTATCTCATTCATTTACAGCACACCTTTCTTTGCGATAAATGCCATCATGTCCAAGAAAACAGCGTAGGAATTAGGGAAATACTTTTGAATATTCTTCAATGCCTCCGGGTTTTGAATGGTGGCGCAAAACATATGGGCAAATGCTTCCGTTGGCAAACTGTCTTCATCGTCCCAATATTTCTTTTTGTGTCCATATCTTCCGCTTGCCTTTCCTTTTGTAGCCCCATCCCAAATATCAGATACCTCTCGTTGCTCTGTACCAGTAATCCCTCGCAATTCCCGGCTAATCTCATCGTAGGCATCGGCTATCCTGTAATGCTTTGGGTTTATGCCTTGCTTCATGCCGTCCATCTGAAGCTTTACCTTGACGGCTGTTGCGTAATCCTTGGCCTCTTTCCTTATGGTGTCGGCAAATGCCCCGCTCTGAAAATAGCGCGAGGCGAAAAATATATTCCTACCTGCGAAATGGTCTATGAGGTGGCCTAATTCATGGAATATCGTCTTGTACGGTTTTTGCCGCATGTCTGTCTTGTCTTTCTGTGTGTTGAGCCGGATTCCTCTCTTCATATGTGAATAATGCGCTGGCTCTTTGGCCGTGTCAAGGTTTGTGTCCAATATTTTCATCTTGTCCTCAAACCTATTCCAGACAATCCGCACATTTTCCGGCGCGGCCCTTACCTTGGATGTTATGGCCTTTAAATCTTCCGCTCCATAGGCTTCTCCCAGCTTAGATGTGAGGACGACGCCTTTCTTTGCCGCATCCACCTTTGCCGCCGTGAGCCGCTTTTGTAGGTCGAAAAGTTCTTTCTCCTTCTCGATGTATTTTTGGTTGACGCTCATGTTCATCTCGCGGGTGACGCGATCGATTTCCCGTTTGAGCGTGTCCACCTTCGCCCTTGCCGTTGATTCAATTATAGCCGATTCGTCGTCGTATGGCAACTTCTTATCCTGCTTGACGAACCTCCCATAATGTTCCTTGTGCCACTTC